AATTTGATTCATATATTTATTTTCAGGTATTGGATTCCTAATCCGTTACCAGTTTGAGAACATCGTTCTCTTAATTATTAAGCTTCTACTTCTTCCTCAGCAACTTCATGAGCTGCTTCTTCAGCAACTTCTTCAGCTACCTCCTCGGCTGCAACTTCGTCAGCTACAACCTCATCTACTTTTTCTTCTTCAGGCATAATATTTTTTGTAATATTAACTGATAATATTAATGTATTATACTACATTAATGTTTGCAAGAATGAAACCCATACACCAGCTGCGGTACATACAGAAGTAATTTCCATATGTTTACCTGTTGTTACGGCTGCTGTACCACCTACCAAAGTGTGGTCTGTTGCTGGTGTAACTGTAACTGTTTGGTTTCCATCATTGTAATACAACCACTTAACTGTTGTACCAACCGCTCCAGTTGTTCCTGCTGACATAGCTGTTCCTGTTGGAACCGTAACTGTGCCTGCTCCTGTAACTGAAGTGTGGATAATTATTCCACCAATAAGTTGTGCAATTGTTGGTGCAGCTGTTTGTGCATCTATATTTGTGATAGTCTTAGCGACTGCTACAGATGGAATACCAGCTGTAAATACAGGTGTTCCTGTAAATGTAGCTACTCCAGTAAATGTTGATACACCTGCTACTGATAATGTACTACCAAATACAACTGCTTTATCTGTATTCAATCCATGCCATTTTACTACTGGAACATAATTTTCTATTAACATAATTTTTGTATTCTAACCCTCTCGGAACTAAATCCGGTAAAAGGAAAATTAATTGATAATACTATGACAATCCTGCCATTGAACCGTTCAAACGTGGACTTGTAGCTATGAAGTTACCTGCATAGATTAAGTAACCAACCTTTGTTAACTGGTCAACTGGACTCATCATCTTTCTAAATTGGAAACCTCTTGTTGACTTAACATTTCCAGGTACTCCTGATGGAGCTGCATCTGAAGTCTTTTTGAAGTTAGCTGTCATGATGTTTTCATCTTGATAGTTAAATCCAACGAATCCAAATCCCTTTGTGTTAACTAGGAACAATTTACCTGATGGTACTTGTTCATCTTTAGCAATAGGGGTTCCTCTAAATGTCAAATAAACGAAACCTTGTTCTGCGCCCATACCTGCACCTTTACCTGCAACTCCACCCCAAGCATTCATCTTAGGATAACCTGAAGTTGAGAAGTTTGCACGAACTGTTGGAGCTAACAATGATTCATATGTTGACCAAATTGCTTTGGTTGTTAACATTAAATCTGGTGAATCAACACCAACTGTTACTGCATCATCAGCTGTTGCAAGCTTAGCAAGTGTCAAAGCACCTGCTGCTGCAAGATAATATCCAGAAAATACTGAATATGTTGCACGAGCAAGATTACCATAAGTTGCATATAATGTTGAGTCAGAAGCAGCATTTGCTAATGAATCCCAATCATTACCTGTACCGTTACCGGTATAAAGGTTTTGTGCCATTAATGTCATTAATGACTGAGCTTGTGAATCAAACTCTGTTTCAAGCAAGTCAACAATCTGTTCGTCACCCATGTTTGCTGTAGTTTCTGCAATTGCAACTACTACTGGCTTATTTGATGCCTTAAGATTAAATTCTGCTTGAACACGTGTATTTTCTCTATCTGTATCTAACTTGTCTGCAATCCCCATATTACCACCATTGACTGTATCACGGTATTTGATTCCAAACTTATAAGATGTACCTGTTTTCCATTCCTTAGGCTTCTGAAGAAAAGTCATCAATCCTGGAGTTCCAGTTGTAACTTGGTCAAAAATCTTTGGAAGTATGAACTCACGAGTTGTCGTGGTTACTGCTGCATTAAATATCATATATTTATTTTAGACTACGTAGAAACTCAGCTGCAGTTGCAAAATTGCTTGGGTTTGGTTTTTCACCTCCAGCACCCGGTTTAATACTAACTGGGTCGTTTCGCTTAGCTATATTGTCAGCAGTTACTTTCTGCGTTTTCTTTATAGCTTCAGACATGTCTTTCATGTTCTGATGAGCGAGCTTTAGGTCTCTAAAACCGTATTTATTAGCATGTAAGAATAAAGCATTTTCATTAACAGAAGGGTCAACTTTCTTTACTTCCTCTAGTTGTGCTACAACTTGAGATTCAATATTTTGACGTGCTTCTGCTGCTGCTCTTTCTCTTGCTTCTAAATCACCTCTAACCTCTTCTTTAGCAATAGCTATAAGCTCTGCATAAGTTTGAGGTTGCCATTCTGGGTCTTCAAATGGTTTCGGCGTAGGTTTATCGTTACTATTAATATCACTAGGTTTTAGTTTCGCTAATTCCTGTGATTTTTTAGTGTAGTCTGGCATAAAGTTTTCTTTCCACTCTTTTGCCAAAGTTTCACTGTCCACCTTTCTACCATCAGGGAGTTCAAATAACTCAACTTCTGGTTCTGCTGGTGCAGCAGGTTCTCCTTCTTCAGCAGGAGTTACTGGTTCTGCTTCTACACTTGGTGCTTCTGGCTTGATGTCCTCTAAAGGTACATTGCCATTATCTTCACTGGGTAGAGCATCTACTCTCTCCTCAACTGTTTCTTCTGGGTGCATAATATTATTGACTGAAATAATTTCGCTTGGTCAAATGACTGCAAACTTATAACTTGGTCTTAATTATACTAATAATCAAACACTGTTAAGGTGCTTGTGGGGATAGTACCCCATTGGATTAATTAAATAAATTAATATCCCCATAAACACCCTAACTAAAAACAAAAACTATTTTATTTTGAAGGTTCTTTCTCTGTTGCCGACTTTTCGGCCATCATCTGGTTTCTTTCTGACATTCTTTGTCCATGCATCTGTGATTCTTTCTTTAATTCAAAATCTGCTTTTTTACTTTCATTATCTGCAATATCTTTTGCCATAACTAATGCTGGGTCTGTTTGTATTCCAATCTTTTCAAGTAATTGTACTTTTGCATCTGGTGGAATATCTGTATAGTTGATTGAAACACTTGGTGGCTTCTCTTCTTGTTGTGGTGGTGCAACTTTTTGCATTTCTTCTTCTGATAAACCAACAGCAACAAGTGGATTCATACTCCATATAACTGCATTCTTTGCAAGCTCCGATGCATTGTCATAATTCTCAATTTCAAGATAATCTTTAAGACCAAGAGCACCTTTCTCAAAATCAATCTGCGCTTGTTCAAATTTAAACTCATCATCAACTGGAAGTGTTTTACCAGCAATGATTCTAACTTCAGAACCATCTTCAAAGTCATCTTGTATAAGCTCTATAACTTCCCTTGCACCTTCTTTTCCCATCCACTTAGCATAATGATATTCTGTATAACGAGTCTTTGCTAGTTGCATACCCCAATCAAATATCTCTTTAGCAACAAAGTCTCCAAGTTGTACCATTTCATTAAGTCTCAATTGTGATTGCTGAATAAGTGCTAAACGTCCAGCTTTTGTTTCTTGTCCTTGTCTTTCACCCCTAAAAGCAGACGATGCAGCCATTATATTATCAATTTCTTGACGTGAATCAATCATGTCATCAAATACCATCTGTGGAAGTCCTGTACCTGTTTCACGTGAAACACCAGCAGCAACACCTTTACCCCATATAATACCTTTTGTCTCCCATCGTATTCTCTGAGCATCAGATTTGCCCATAACAGAAGCATCAATCTTTATTATTCCATTAACAAGTTCGCAGTTTTCATCAATATCCATTTTTCTTTTATCAATACCTTTCTGTAATTCAGCTGAAAGGGTAATCATATCTGTTCTTCCAATAGGTGAATTTTCGTTATTAAAAATAGTTGCAAAGATATATGGCTTACGAGGTTTATCAAAGTAATTGAAGAAATAAGGCTTATATTTAGTCATTTCAGCTGTATTTTGATTAATTTGTGTGTCCATAATAGCCCCTGGAGCACTTGTTTCACCTTCGGCTTGTGTTTGCTCACCTAATTGTTGCTGTATATAGCTTTGTTTTCTTGAATCTTGGTCAATCTTAATTTCTTGCATTTTGTCACGTCTTCCATCACCTTCTAATTTTCCAAGTTCTTGTTCCTCTTCATCTGTAATTAAAATACCGTCCCAATCCCAATAAGGATTTTTGATACAGTCAAGTATAATATCTCCAAGTTTGAATATAACATAATCACCAACCCATGCTTCTTTGTATTTAACTTCAGGATTTTTGATATACATCTCATTTAAACCATTTTCATCATTAGCAAATCCATATTTCTTCATTAATTCTGTTTTCTTTTTTGGAAATCTTTCAACAAGCGCGCAAAGATTATCATCTATTTCTTCAATAGCAAATTCTGAGTCTTGTTCTTTTCTTGCATACTTTCCAAAACGAACATTACGAGGGTCAACAACTCTAAAGTCAAAATCATTTATAATTGGATTCCAAAATGGTTTGATAACCATCAAACGTCCAAAATATAGGTTACGATAACCCATTCTCATTGTTTCTTTAACATTTAAGTCTAAATATTTCTTCCTAAAGAAACTTTCAAGCTTTCTTGCAAAGTCTTGTGCTGCTTCTCCATCACGTGAAGGTAAAATATTTACTCCTGGTGGATTTGCAATCAAAGCATTAATAACAGATTCCATATTTACAAATATTCTGTTTGCTTGAACTGTATAAGGTTTTCTTTTTTGTGGAATAGAATCTAACCAATCTGCTTTATTAGAATAAATTGCTGTATTTCTTTTATAAACTTTATCTACTGTGTCCCATAATTCTGAGGAGGAAGACCATCTGGCTTCAACTAGTTTAGCTTTTGCTGCATCATTCAATTTTTCAAAATCAATTTTCATAATTTTTGTAAAAAAATAGACAAATCCTCATGGACTTGCCTTCTTTTTTTTATAAGTTTGGGCTAAAATATTAAACTATATATATTATACACTGTCCATACACTAAAATACAATAAAAGTACAATTAAAAAACCATTAGAACACAATTAATTTGTATTGTTAAATTCCTTACCTGCTAAATATAATACATCTGCTCTTGTAATAGTTTTCAAATGTCCTTGATTATCAAAGTTTAAAGTTATTGCAGCACCTTTCTGATTGAATACATTTTTATCCATTAATAAAGCAAAAATATCATGATACTTACAAAATTCCAAAAAGAGTTTTGCATCATAATTTGTCATATAAACAGGTATTTCTTTTATTTCTACTGTTGTTGATGATTTATTGTTCATTGTTCATTTGCCACATATTAGTTACATCATACACATTGTCAGCTCCAAGTACAGATGGTTCATCGGTTTTAGTTGGTTCACCAAAGAATGTTCCAGCTCCACTTCCTAACATAGCAATATAACTATATAGGTCTGCAAAGACATAGTGGTCTTCACCTGTTGTAGATTCCCAGATGTAACGTTCTATCCCTTTGTTGTTAGTTACCTTTTCACGTCTTAAGGTTTCATAATGTTTTATATACAACTGAAATTCTTTATCAGTTGCAAGTCCAATTAAATACTTTGCATCTACCATATCAGTAAACATTCTGTCCATGATTCGGTCTCTATGTGAATACACAATATCACTTTTATCTTTTTCACCCCACCATACAATTGTTTGTGGATTATTTGCATTTTCTTGAAAGTATGACATCTTCATAAATGGATACTTCTCAGTTATATACTTTGAAAGTGTACTATCTGGCATTGCATCTATAACTCCTGATACTGGTTTCCAATAATCAATCAAGTCATCAAGCTCTTCTGGTTTAGTAAACCTTCCAACCTTTATTAATCCTTTATCTGAGCGAACAACATAGTGTTTTATATTTCCAACGTCAACACCTAAATAAATGTTTTCAGTTCTTAAATCTTTTGGTGTCCATAAATCAAGTATAGTTGTCTTTGATATTCTAAGGTCACCGGGACTAAATGATTTACCTAACACGAAGTTATTAAAATAAGCTGGGTCACCTTGTGAATCATCAATAACTTCTTCAGCACTTATCCAAGCACACATCAAATGCGAGATATGATAACCAGATATTTTGCGTCCCGGCATTTGAGCAACCCATTCACCTTTGCGTCTAACATCATCACTAATTGGTTTTTTGCACTCTTTGCATATATAACACTTCTTTTCAATATCAACACTATCTGGCCAAGTAAGAAATTGCTTATGCTTACACAAAGGACAAGTGATAGTCCATTCTTTCTGGTCTGATTTTTGCCATGCTATATCAAGCTCATCTCTCTCTGTTCCAGGGTTAGAAAACATCCAACGTCCTTTATACTCTGATGCTTTAGTTCTTGATTTATAAGTCTCAAGTGCCTTCTGGTCTGACCTTGACACTTCATCATGGACAAGTAAGTCTGCAGTTGTAGAAATAGCTGCCGTCTTTGATACTGTCCCTTTACAGAATAAGAAACGGTCATTAATTTCTTTTCTTTCAATACTGTCTGTGTCCATTCCTTCAAACTCATGCTTGTTAGTTTGAATCATCTTGTTTAACTTTGATGAAACAAACTCACTTGTATCTGAATCAGTTGGAAAGGTATAGATGACATTGAATCTCCAGTATTTGATAACAAACAAGACTTTTAAAATAAAGCTGATTGATTTACCTACTTGAGCACATGCAGTACAAACAATGGAAGGAGAAAAGTCGGTAAGTATATCAATAAGAAAAGGCCTGTCGTAAAAGTTAAAGACTTCTCCTTTTTCATTAAGGATACCTTCTTTTGTAATCCATTCAAGAATTGAATAATATTGTTTATCATTTTTGCTCATTTTTATCTTCTATTGTTGTGATAAATACCTCTTTATCAATCAATGTAGATGCAATATGTGTAGCACTTTCAAGAGCTAATCTAACAACTTTAAATGGGTCAATAATACCTGCATCAAACATATCAACAGCTTCTTTTGTTATAAAGTTTAATCCCATACCACTTGCAAACATGGTTGATTCAAAACCTTCTGCATTTGCATTCTTAGCCATTTGAGTAAATGGTGCTTTGATTGCAGCTCTAAACATCTTTTCTTTAATAATAATTGACATCAATGCTGCACCACCACCCGGCAATATTCCTTCCTGTAAAGCTGCTTGACATGCATTAATTGCATTATCAAACTTATATTTTTTAGCATTAAAGTCTGTATCAGTATAAGTTCCAACCCTAACAACTCCAATACCACCGGTCAATTGAGCTAATCTCTCCTCTAGCATATCCTTTTCATATTCACTAGTAGTTTGTTCAATTTCACTCTGAATATTTGCCACACGTTGTTCTAGGTCCGCTGGGGACTGTTCTGATGGCTGACCACCAATGATAATTGTTGAATCTTTAGTAGCTATTACTTTTTCAGCTCTTCCACATAGTTCTTTAGTTGCTTCTGATAGCTTCATTCCTTTCTCTTCGGATATAACAGTTGCACCAGTCAAAGCTGCCATATCAAATAAGAAGTCTCTAGCACGTTGTCCTGTATAAGGATTTGCTACAGCTGCAATGTTAGCAATCTTATTTTGAGCATTATGTGTAAGTGTTCCAAGTGCAACAGAATCAATAGCATCTGCAATGAATAAGATATTACTACCAGTTCCAATTGAATTAAGCAGACTTAGTATCTGTTCATTTGTGCTTATTTTTCTATCTATTAGGACAATATAAGCATCTTCAAGCATTGTTCCCATTATCTTTGGGTCATTCATAAAATAAGGAGAAACAAGACCACTATCAAATTTAGCTCCTTTTACTATCTCTTTTGAATAGCCAAGCGTAGGACCTTTCTCAACAGTAACAACACCATCAACTCCAACCTCTTGAATAATCTCTGCTATTATCTTTGCAATCTCTGGGTCAAGTGATGATATGTTTGCTATCCTTTCAATATCCTCAATCTTAATTTCCTTCTTTATCTTTGTAAGCTCATCTAAAACCTCTTGTAAGCCTATTGTAAGCCTTTCCTTAACTTCTCTTATTTTACTTGAATCATTAGCTATTTCTTTAAATGCTTCATTAACAAGTGCTTGAGTCAATACTGATGTTGTTGCCGTACCGTCTCCACCTTCTGCACTAGTTCTCAATGCTGCCTTCCTTAGTTTCATTAATCCTATATTCTCATATGGGTCTTCAAACTTTAAGTTCTTTAGTATTGTAACACCGTCATCACATTCAATTGGGTCAAGTCCATGAAATTCAATGATAGCTGACATTCCAATTGGTCCAAGTGTAGGTTTAACAGCATCAGCTGCACGGTCTAAACCTTTTTTAACTTTTAAGCGGCCTTCATGACCTATAATGATTTCTTTATTTTTATCCATATTATTCTATAGCTAAGACATCAGTTGCTTTAACAAACTTAACCTTGCGACCTTCAAAATCAATCTCATGAGTATCAGGTGAATACTTTGCAAATAAGACAATACTATCAATATCTATATTTTCTATGTCTTT